TTTGTTTAACAGGCGGAATTTCCTAGCCAGTACACTGCTCAATTGCTTTTATATCTTCCTTAACATAGTAATGCGCTGCTCTTTTTCCAGGTTCTAAGTAATTGATAAAATTTGCTGCACCATTTAAATGACCATAGCTATTCTCATGACAGGTTTTTTTGCGTTCAATGTACTCAGGATTAAGACTAACCTCGCCTTTTTTAACATCATTCAGTGTGATCATTGTGCCTTCTCCTCTTGAGACCATGGAAAACCACGATGGCGTATCTCGCCGACCAAGCTAAATGACGATTCTACCAGGAGTGGTTTATTGTCACTTTCTTTGAGTTTGAGCCATCTATGTTGTGCTGGGTATAATTCTTGGGCAAATCCCCAATTAAAAACCAATTGCTCACCACGCGGTTCATCATCCGTGAGATTGTGCTTGTTATCGAATATGATCAGGTAGTTGTAATCACCCGCATCAAGTTTTTGTTTAATCTTGGCTGCCTGTAATGCTGTTCTGGCAATGAATAAGGGAATTAATCCTTGTGTCACTTCCTGGACAATACCAACAACGCCAGCTAAATACATATTACTTTCTTCACCGAGCAATATTGCATCCTTGTCCTTGATAACTTCCGAGAGATATTGCTTAAATGATTCAATGGATTGTTGCGTTTTTGCAGACTCAGACATAATAGATTCCTTTTGGTTGTTAATGTCTTGTCCATAATGCCTTTAGATTCTGTTGGTTTATATCTCTGTTTTAAGTTAAAAACCCACTTAAAATCCTCTGTTTCCGAGTAAATAAAAATCAAGCCCCTCATCTTTCATTTTTATAATGAGTGCCAGATTATTTTTGCATTGCAATTTTTCTCTGATGCTACGCAAAAACTGTCTGATTGTAACTTCATGTAGGCTTAGTAGTTTACCTATTTCTTTAGCTTCTTTGCTTAACAGCGTCAGTTTTAAAACTGCCATTTCCTGTGGCGTTAATGTCAACAACAAATCAATATCAGGCTTTTTATGCATCATCAACTGATAGCCCAATGCCTCATATTCCTTGATTTCCGAGGGATTGACAAAGGATATATTGAGATTGTGGTTGAAGTTTACGTACTTATTGGTATGCTCTTTAGCAGCCATAATTGACCTCCATTGCAGGTTGGTTGTGGTTAGCATCGTCAGTTGGTTACCGGCCTTCTGGCGGTGCGCCTTTGGTTAATAAATTGTTATATACTCATGGTTATTCTTTAGTCCAATTGTTCTTAATACATTCTACTAAGTAGCCAGCACGATTTTTTACACCATCAACTTTTTGTGAATCTCGCCTGACTAAAAATTGAATTTTGCGAATTGCGCCCTCTATTCTTTCCAAGCTGTATTCTTTAAGTAATTCATCTGCTTTATGTTCAGTTATTTTATATTCGCTAATCATTAAAGCGCGTAGCTCATTTCTTTGCATCATAGTTGCTAATTCTTGTTCGCTTGGAAGTTTATCGGATGTAATTAATTTTTTTTCGACTTCAATGGGCAGATTCAATTCATTTTTGGCTTGATTTGTCTCTTTTTTACGTTGAATAGTGAATTTTATTTTTTCCACTGTTCTGGCTTTTTTTATTTCTTCATAATCTACTATCAAATCAGAATATTTATTAATTTCACTTTTTGCTTTACTTAATATTCTTAGTTTTAAATTTGCATATTTATCGTACTTATCATTAATTTCTAGCCTGTCTTTGATTTCATACAATGATAAGACGAAACAAACATTATCTTCTTGAGATTTATTTATATTCATAATAAAAATCTCATAAAACCTAATGCTATAAAAACTTTTTAACTTTGTTATTTGGTCTATATAATAAACAGTGAAGTTTTTAGATAATTTATGTAAATGAGGCTTTATTTCTTCGGTGAACTTTATCGTTACATATCCCTTTCTCGTTCCATATCTAACTTGATTTACCCATCTTTCTTTTACATATTCTTGTAAATTGTCGTCAAAATATCTGATTTCTCTGACCCAAAATTTATTTACAATGGCGCATCTGATATCTTCATATATTGTTGAATGATTGCGATTAAACATATTGGCAAAATCAATCACATTTATTCTACATTCTTCAGGGAATTTCTCGCTTAAGGGGTTTATTAGCTTTATTGCATATAAAATAACCTGCATTTCAGTTAACGAAAGTTTATAGCAAGCTTCTATTAATGCGTTTCCTTTTGTTATGGTATCTCTTCTCACTATATCGTTGGACATTGGGGCACTTATCATTACTACATTTTAGGTGAAATTTAGCATAAGGCAACAATAAGATCAAACATAATATTACATATAAAAAAACAGATATTTTTATAGTTATAGATAACCTGTTTTTTGTAGCCGATAACCTGTTTTTTGTAGCCGATAACCTGTTTTTTGTAGCCGATAACCTGTTTTTTGTAGCCGATAACCTGTTTTTTGTAGCCGATAAATCAACAGGAAATTTATAGCCGATAATCTCTGAATCGCTTTTATTAAAAGGCTTCTAGCGTTTCAATTTTTGGGTTTTCTCGCGCGCGCGATCATAAAAAAAGCAAAAAGCAAATATGCAAAAAAATAAAAAAAAAGCAAAGCAAGCAAAGATATTACCAAGAAATATAACCGCGTACACATGCGTTCAGTCTTTTGCTGCTTTTTTTCTACTCAAAAAGAAAATAGTAGCAAAGATGTACCAAGAATTACTAGTTTATTTGAATTTTAAGACATCAAATTTAAACGATTGACCACGGAGATATACATTGATAGTCTGAAAGAAAATTACCCACCTTGTTGGGCTTTATTTGGCCGTTTAGCTGTCTTGGTTATTACCTGTGCTGGTTTTGCTCAATATTTTTGCTAAATCAATCCCACCACCCACAGCGGTCGCCAATGTCGCAAACGGTGCTGATTTTTCGACCGCAGTAATCCCATGCTGTACCAAATCCTTGTTGACATTGAGTTTTGGCCTGTTGTGATAATACTCGCTTTCTTTGGCTCTAGCAAACATCTCATCGTGATAGGCTTGGTGTCTGAGTAAAAGTCCTGCCGAATCAAATGGCGTGATTGCAATCCCAGAATTTAAAATATTGGCACCCAACGCTTGTCGATCTTCTAAAGATTTTTGTCGGGTCATGTCGACATTGTAAGAGACAATCGCGCCATATTCTTGGGTCGCTTTAAGCTTCTTTCGTTTGGCGTAAGCAAGGTTAGATTTTTGGGTATAAATCGTTTCTTCTCTGGCTTCCTTTTGCGCCCGAAAACTAGCATAGGTGTTGAACAGTGAAGCGGCGACTGAGGCGGTTTGTAAAAATTCCCACATTAGCGGTACTCCTGAAGTAATTTGGCTTTGGCGGCGACTTTGAGAATCGTGGCAGGATAAGGTTGTTCACAGACGAGTGTTAATTTGGTTTCGTAATCAATCGCCCCATCGACCTCTAAGGTTTTCCAGCCTGATTTAAGGGGTGTTTCTAAGGTTTCAATGAACGATTTGGCATAGAGGGTCGTGGCACTATGATACCAACTTTCATCGTCTCGGTTTGGCATGTCACTGGTCACAGACATGATCACTTTCTGGTTAAGTACGTCCTTGATGTGTGCGGTGACATCTTTGCTATTTCTCAAGAGGAGGTAGTAGGTAGATTTTTGTGCATTGACAAATTCGACTTGCTCGTCCTGGATAAAGGGCAAGGTTTGCAAAATGGAACGATAGGGATAGCCAATGTCAATTTTGTTGATCGCCTTAAGCATTTTTTGATTGGGGTCGTCTTCCTTGAGGTGATGCAATTTGACGATGCCGTGATTGGCGACACAGAAGGCTGAACCATTCGGATATTTTTGTTGAAAGGCGGTGGGATTGACTTCAATTTGCCGATATTCATTGCCGAGGATATTGACCAGATCGTCTTCGCTTAATCCTTTGACGTGCTGTAAAAATTGATGATGATGGACATGGTTGTTTAAAAGTTGCAGTAGTTTAAGGCGATAGTGCGAAATGTTTTCGAGGGTATGATCCAGGCTGATGGATTTTAACGCATGGTTGGTAAGTTCTCTCACTGTCGATAAGTTAAAAATCACACCATAGAGCCAGTTTTCTAAATCCTTCATCCGATACGTTTTCTGTGGCACCTCTTGATGATAAACGTGGGGTTGTTCTTGAAAGCGATAGGTGTTGATGAAAGGGACAAGCTCCTCTGATTCTTCATCGGGTTCGTGTTCCATGACATCAGGCCTATGATCAGGAATGTTGTGCTGGACATTGGTATTGACAAGTTGCGCATTGGGGTCAAGCATATTGCCGTCTTCTTCGTGGTCTTCAGCAATGACTTCGGGGCGGTTAATACGTCTTTCGTAGTAGCTAAATTGAATGTCCTTGAATAAATCGCTGTCATTGAAATCGGTAATGTTTTTTAGCTGTGCAATGCGTTTGAATGTCGCGATCATAAAGGATTTAAGGGTGGTATTTTTTAAGCGCGGTTTGTCGGCAGTCTCCAGTTTTTCTTCCATGAGGCCGATGATTTCTGCTTTAAGCTCTCTGGCGTTTCTGGCGTGGCTTTTGGTGTGGTCGATACTGTCAATGGCCAATGCAGTGATAAAGGGAATGTTTTGAATAACATCGTCGTATCTTAGGTCTTTGTTGCTGACATTGAGCACAAAGAGTTTATTAAGCCTTAACAATAGATCGGCAAAATGTTGTTTATGGTAGAAGCTTTGCGTGTCCTTTTTATCGAGATAGGCTAGGATGTTTTGACCTTCTTCAGTAATGGTCTTAAAATCGTCTTTAATTTTTCTAATATCGACTAGTGCGCGAAAGACCTCGGTTTTCAGGATAAAGGTGGGGTTGTCTTTCTTGGTGATCTTCATCGACAACTGGATAATGTCTTTGACGCCTGCCGTGTTTGCGATAAAGGTGATCCATCGATAATATTCCGTGACAGCGCCCTCTAAAAAATTAACGACAGCAGTAGGTTGTTTGTCACTTAAGCCGTAATAGTGCCTGATCATGTCCTCGTGTAATTCCTCAAGGTTTTTCATCACAAAGGCAAGTTGATTGACAAGGTAGTGCAAGCGTTTTCTGCCGTATGCCTCGTAGCTTCTCAAAAAATAGTTAAATGACGCTTGAACCTCATGGGGATATGATTCAATAGGTTTATCATTGACGCGGACGCTGGTAAAGTCACCGACATAATCAGGGGCAAGGTCGTCAAAATTTTCAGCTTCCCATTCACGACAATAGTATTCATGTTCGGCATTGATGTTGTCCTGAAAATCGACATCGATGGTTTGTTTGAGCTTGGCGGCAATATCTTCAATGGCACGGTATTTTTTCGGTTGATCTTTGTGCGTGGCGATTTGACTGTAGGCATCAACGTAGGGGACTTTTTCAGGGGCGTTGGCGAGTGTTAATTTTTCAACGTGACAGGCAATTTTCATATGTCGTTGTTGTGGCAGACGAAGCACGTAAAACCAGACGTCATTGTTGTGTGCCATCATCGCATGAATGGAGCCTTGACCGCCTAAAAGATGTTGCGACCAGCCAAAAATCTTTAAATCATAATCAAAACTAAGGACTTTAAAATTTCTGTCGCCTGTTTGCACAAATAACATCGGAAAAGGGGAGGTTAAGCCTGTCATGGCGAGTATTTTTCGGGTAAACAGGTGTTCGGCATAGGCAGTGACATCGAACAACTGAAATCCGCCCTTTTCCTTGGAGAAATTGAGGTTATGGATTTTTTGATTGCCTTTTTCCACAATAAAGATGCTTTTTGCCAGCGTGACAGGTTGAATCTCAGATAGCGCAATATCAATTTCCTTTTGTACCTTGATAAATTCGCCATGTTCACGTTTGCCCTCTTTGATCGAGTAAATGCCATCGGTGGTGCCAATGAGCAATTCTCCGGCAAAAGGAATACTCCAAAGTACCGGGTCAGAGGTACGTGAGTTAAAGACGACATAGAAAGGATTGAGGGGATTTTTAACGTCCAGCAGATTTTTATAGGTCATGTCAAAATTGTTGAAATCGCCCATGCCAGAGACATAGACGGCATGAATGTTATCGCGGGTGCCAAATGTCCATAAGCGGTTGTTGTATAGGGCGATTGAGTTGCAGTGGATCACATCTTGCTCAACGATCTGGTCAAATGCCTTAAGTGTGTCGTTGATTTTGTCAGGTTCAATGCCACTGATGATGTCATGCACGGCGAGTCTTCGGGTGGCCACTTCTTCACTGTACAGGTAATTTTCTAAATCTTCATCACGGCGCTTGTCAATGGTGTCGGTGATTTCTTTGATGAATTTCGCTTTAGCTTCGTTGGTGGGGTCGTGCTTATCTTCCATGCCCAAATTTTCGACCTGATACAGTGTGTATTCGCCGTCTTTGTGCAGGACAAACTTATTCGCCATATATTTCTTTTCGAGGTAATCGGCATTTTGTTGGGCAGGGTAATATTCTTTTTCGCTCTCTAGGCTCGATTTAAAGAAAAATAATTGCGGCGAGATGGTTTGGCTAATTGTGTTGATAATCATGCGATCTTGAAGCTCAAAATAGCCTTTAACGATAAATTTGGGGGATGCCATTTGATGCTCGGCAGTGATTAGATCAGTTAATTCTCGGTCACTGTAAAGCTTTTTAGTTAATGACAGCGTGTATTTTAAGCTGTCGATGTAAACGCGGTTTTGATGATCTTCGTTGCTGGCAGGGTTGACGATTGAAAGGTGCACTTTGTCTTTGGGTCTGATATAAATGCCTTTGACGCTGATCGTATGATATTTGTTGTTTTTCAGTGAGGGCATGATTTCAGTGGCTGTTATCTCGCCTTCGTCATTGACCACTTCGAGCTTAAGTCTAATGCGATCAATGGTTTTAAGTCGTACATGCCATTCTAAACTCGCCGAAGCAAATTCATCGTCAAGGTCAAATTCAAATGGTTTGCGCTTAAGCTCCTCTCCCTCAAAATAGGTTTTATTGTCTTGTTCCTCATCTTCCTTGATTTGATTGAGTGGCCACGGATTTTCGTTTTCTTCTTCATCGGCATAGATAAATTCCTGACCAAAGATCGTCTGATTGTATTGATTTTTGAAGGTGATTTGTAACGATCGGTTTTCGTAGTGTTCTTCTACTTTTTGTTTGGCTTTTCTGGCATCTTCTCTAATCTTGTCCTTGGTTCTCAATTGTGCGTTTCGAAAATCATTCAGGGCATGATCCGTGTAGTAGCGCACATGGCAAGCGTGTGTTTCAAATACAAACTTGCGATCAATGACAATATTTTCCTGTTCTAGTTGACGGCCAATTTGTTCGGATTGCTCGATAATGTACTGATCATTGGGACGTAAGACATAAATGGGATAATCGAGACCAAAACAGACGTACAATTTACCTTGATAAGACACAAACGAAAATGTCTCAGGATTCAGTAAAATATCGTTGACAGTAAAGTAATCAATTGGCTTGTCGTTAAAAAAGACATGAATACCTAAAATAGACTCTTTACGATTGACTACCTCAAAGACCACCAAAAAATTCAGCGTCGTATTAAAATTGAGTCCAGCAAAAACACGGGTACGATGTTGTTCAAACAGGTGAATATACTGGGTGCCTGGTCGTCGTGTAATCCCCCCTGACGGTAACACTAAAAAATTGAGTAAGGTTTCTGCGCCATTTTGGTAAAGTTGTAAATCCGTTCTGCCTTTAATGGTGGGCGTTAATTCACCGGCTGAAAAGTTGTTGTGCGAGCTAAAAATATTCTCTGGCATCCTTGCCTCCTTGGGCTATTCGTTAAAGGTATTGATTTCCATTGTATCGCCATGTTTCATTAGCGGTGGTTCTTCACTATGTTTTGGCTGAAGATGGTTTTGTGGGTTATTGATCGCAAATTTAATATATTCTAACAGGCAACGATCACTGTGTTTGCGATTTCTTTCAATGACATTGCCCTTGCCATCTTCTTTGACATCGACATAGCCATAGACACCGCGTTTGTAGAGTTTACTGAGTGCGATGCGCTTGGCGACATTTAAAGCGGCATCAATACTGTTTTTAAAGGCTTCATCTGCTGCCAATAACGCATGTATTTTAACATGATCGAGGTCATATTTATCGACCACAAATTCAAATCCCGCGTTTTTGCAGACTTCATTTAAAAAGTAATGGGCAGAAAGCTTGTTTTCCACAAAATATTGACGTGTCTTTAAGTCATAGTTTTGCGTGGATAAATGATTAATTTGCTGATGCGGTAGCGAATCCTGTGCCATGTGCTTGTGTCCTTACGTGTTGTTTTGACATATCAATGACATTATACTCACTGGCTTTTTTTTCTGCAAGTTCCCTCAGTTTGCGTTTTTTAATATAGTTTCTCAGTTGTATTGCACTGGTCAGACCCAGGTGTTTAGCAATGGCAGGGGGTTTTAGTCCAACGGCCAAGTAACCGATAATGGTTTCCTGATGTTCGTCAAACTTGCTTTTGAATGTGGCGCCTTTGGGTGCGCCTAGCTTAACACCTTTGGCTTTTAAGGCGGCTAAGGCTTCTTTGGTGCGTATTGAAACAAAGTCACGTTCCAGTTCTGCAAATATCGCCAGTAATTTAATCATCGCACCCATGAGTGGGTCATTATCATTGTTGGCAGTATCGATGCCTTGCTTAATAAAGACAATGCGAACGCCTTTATCCTTGAGGGCTTTAATGATAGATAAAAGATCAATGGTACTTCGCCCTAGCCGACTTAGCTCAGTCACCAAAAGGGTATCGCCGCTATCAAGCCTTTCTTTTAACTCATCAATACGTCGGGCTTTATCGCGTTGACGTGAGGAAATGGTGATTTTAATCCAATCCGTAATCTCCAGCTTATTTTGTCCGGCATATTTCCAAATTTCATATTCTTGTTTTTCAATATCCTGACTGTCTTTGGAGACTCGAATATAAGCAATTGTTTTGGCCATAATTATACTCCTCGTTTTTCTGATGGTTAATTCATAAAAATTTAAAGTGAAAAATTTGCCCCCCACCCCTCAAAAAAATCAATCAAACTCCCCCCGCCTATTTTTTGAGCAAAATCCCTGTTTTTTCAAGGTAAGTATAATGGTGTAGGTAAAAAACAAGTATAGTGTACCTAAAAGTAAGTAAAAAATCAAGTATAATAACTTTAAAGTATCAAAATAATCATCTAAAAATTATACTTAAATAGACATAGAAAACGAACGGATTTTTTAATACT